TGAGGCGAAGTATTCTTCAGTTGGTGGATAGAAGCGGTTGCACTTTCCTTGGCACTTCCGTAGATTTGCAGTAGCCATTAGTACCCTTCCTAGCTCAAGGGGAACGCGGTCAGCCCGCGGGGGAATGGCGATTCCCCCTGTGGGCGTTCTTACTTCTTGGTCGATTTCTGACCGATCTTGTCTCCGCCCTTGACGTTCTGGACGGCTTTGCCAGATGTGGGGCCTGACTTGCCCTTTTTCACTCCGCTCATGACTCTGCTCTCTCTAGGGGTCAAACTGATACCGAAAACTCGTAGCAAGTATTCATATCAGTGCCGAAAGTAATTTGCAAGCCCTTTTTTAGCAGCCCTCTAGATTGAGCGCCTCCTCGAACCGCCGGATCGCGGCGAGGCTTGTGGCTTTCCCAGTAGGTAGCCGGCACGTCTCCAGCTTCACCACTGGCCCCTTCTTATTGATCCCTGAGCGAAGTCCTGTGGCCGACCACTTGGACAGCGTGTCGTATTTGAGCGTTCCATGCTCACTAAGGAGGAACGGCGACTCGTTCAACAGCTTAGACATATTCTCCCCTTCATCTGACAGATCCGTCTTATCCGCGAGCATTCTATTATGTTCTGGAACATCAACGCAAGAGCTTGACGTTTACTTGAAGCACTTTCTTTTTCAGGTCAACCTCCGCGTATCCAATGTGCAACCCGAGGTAAAAATGGACGATCAACTCCCATCAGACCTGTTTAAGCAAGCTGCTCAAGAGGCGGAGGGTGCTCCTGCGCCCGTCGATCCGCCTACCAATGACGGGGCGGCTGCAACAAGCGAACCCGTAACTCCGCCGGCGCCCCCTGAACCTGGCACCCCGATTCTCGACGAAGCTCGCGAGCGTGGTTTCAACACTGAAGGCATCGAGACGGATCAGGATTGGGTGCGGCAACTGGAAACTCACGCCTCGTACCAGCAGCAACTTGCTCAAGGGTACGAAGTCGAGCGCGAGGAATACGGGGCACTAAAGGCGAATCCAGACTTCATCGAGTGGCAGAAGCAGCGTGAAGACGCGGCCAAGGCTGAGGCGGCCAAGGAACCAGAACCAATCCTCCCCGAGTGGGGCAATCGGCCTGAGTTCGACGAGCAATGGGGCCAGTACGTTGAGTACAACCCATCCTCAAACACCTTCGAGCTGTCAGAGTCGGCGCCTAAGTTCATTAACCAGGACATCGCCCGCAAATACACTGCGGCGAAGCAGTGGGAAGCCCAGCAGAGCCAGCGAATCGTCAACGATTTCCCAGACCTCGTATCTCAGATCGTAGAGAAAGCGATCGAGGGGCGATTGGGCGACTTGGACGAGCGAATCAATAAGAACGTCGGCGGGTACATGCAGCAGCGAGATGCTTATGCCCATGCCGAGAACACTGTGCAGGCGTTTCTCGTTGACAACGTCAAACACCTATACGCCCACGAAGACGGGGAAATGGTGCAAGACGCCCAGGGGAATCCGCAATTGACCGAATCAGGGCAACGATTCGCTCAGCTGCGAGAACAGGGCGCTCAATTTGCCCGTCGCCTGGGGGTCGAAAACCCAACGGAAGAGGTGATGAATCAATATGCGATGGACAACTGGCAGGCTCCAGCAGCTTCGCCAGATCCACCGCAACCGGCAGCAGCGGACGCAACGCCGCCTCCTGCCGCGGTCCCTGAGCCAAATAAGAAGAGTCGGCTCAAGGAAGAGTTTGCTAAGGAAGCGAAGCGGCGATCCGCGGAACCTCCTCAGCCAGTCTCAAACCGGAAGGTTGCTGAAGCAGCGAATGCAGCAACTGAAGAGATCAGCTTTGAGCGGATGCTTCAAGAAGAAGCAAAAGCGAACGGCTTAAGTTAAACCAAGAGGCGCCTTTCAAGTTTGTAACTTGTAACACGGAGCTTAGTTATGTCAGAGGCACTTTCAGTCGTCAACACAACCGCACGCAAGTATTTCAGCGGTGCGGCTGATTTGACCATCCGGCGCCGACTGTTCTTGCGCCTTCTCGCTCAACACGGGCGAATCGCGTACAACGAAAACGGCGATGCAGTGTATTGGAATGTTCAGCATTCCCAACCGCCAGTTCAGGCTCACGGGGCGAGTGGTGAATACTCGTTCGACGAGCACGATCTGTACCGTCAACTCACCGTCGATGTCCGTGGCTACGTTGCCACCGACAAGATGGACGAGAAGAACCGCCTGATGAATAAGGGCAATGTTGCCATCATCAAGCGCTACGGTCGGATCATCCCGAACCTGAAGCAGTCGCTCGACGACAACTTCCACGGCGAACTGTACATCGACGGTTACGGCACCGGGAACGGCAATCGCCTCCACGGTCTCCAGTCCTTCCTTGGTGAAGGCACTGTGGTTGCTGCCGACTTGGTTGCTCAGCCGAGCGACACTTATGGCGGCCACTCAACGGCGCTTGCCAATGAGGGTGGCTCCTGGTCGAGCGATCTCAGCACGAGCCCCAACGCCGCAGTCGCCACTGACTGGCCTGACGGCAAAGGTGACGCCGAGTACGACTTCATGTCGCCGGTTTTGGTCAACACGACCTCGACGAACTGGGGATCGACGACCAACTGGGAAGACAACTGCGGGAAGATCCTCCGCAGAACGACCACTTGGCTCACCAAGAACGGTGGCCAAACAGGGCGACCGACGCTCTACATGATGGGCGGAAACAAGTTCAACGGTTTCCAAGACTATCACGAGACCAAGTTCCGCAACATCATTCCGCACCCCGAAGCACGGGATCTTGGCTTCCCTGACACGCTCAATCAAGACGGCGTCATGGTGAAGTACGAGTTCGACGTTCCGGCGACGGAAGTCTACGGCATCAACATCCACCAGATGGAGCTGTGCTCCTGGGATAGCGTGCTGTTTGGTGTTCGTGGTCCGACTTACGACATCAAATCGGATGCGACTTTGTTCAAGGCAGGCTTCTTCGGTAACGCCCGTTACCAGCCGAAGTATTTCGCGTTGCTCAAAGAGTACGCATAAGCCGTTCCGTCAACCTGAAAGAGAGAACGAGTTATGGGTACGTTCAGTGCGGGAACAAATCCCCGCCTAGAAGCGGCATTGGCCTCACGGTCAGCAGCCGCCGACATCAAAGACTTGATCGAAGCTCCGACCGACATCGTCGAAACCAAAACCGCCGACTACACCCTTGTGGCGGCGGATAGCGGCAAGACGTTCATCGCGGGCGCCGTGGACTTGACGTTCACGTTGCCAGCCACGATCTCCGGGTTCAAGGCCACGTTTATCGTGGCGACGGTGAGTGCAACAACGGGTTGCTCGATCTCACCAAACGCCTCGGACAAGATCATTGGGAACGCCTTTGCGGGCACAGATGATAAAGATGCGATCAACACCGCTGCGACTGACGTTGCTGGCGATGCGATCGAGATTGTCGGTGATGGTTCTGATGGCTGGTACATCAAGAATATCATCGGCACATGGGCGCTAGAAGCGTAAGAGCATGGGTCGGTAGAGGGTGAACCCCAACGACTTCATGTGTTCCAATTTTCAAGAAAGAGAGTGAGTCATGGCTGGAGCAGGCATGGGTCTCATGAGGCGCGGTGTCTCTTGGACCTCGATCCCCACAGGGGCCGAAGGTTTGGTTAAAGAGTTTCCTGACGTGGACTGGTCGCAGCAAGGCGTCAAGCCTCGCACGAGCAACATGAAGGTGACTTGTCGTTTGGTCAAGAACACGGACGCGACCGCGCTATTGCCGTCGCTTCTGGTGACCTACGAGGCCGGTTCGTTCGGTCTTGAGGTTGACGATTACGCCGCGGCCACCGATCAACCCGCCGGGATGGTCGATGAGTATTTGCCCGCAGCTGGCGTCCCCGCCGGTTCGTGGTTCTGGATCGTCCAAAAAGGCCCCACCAAGGGCACGGACAGCGGCAGTGGTCTCACGGCAGACACAATTATCGCCGCAGCGGCTTCTGGTGAAGTTGCTGACGCCTCCTCGCCTCCGACTGACAACGACGTTGGTCGAGCGATGGGAACGGTAGCGGCAGACGCGGTAGGTCGCGTCTTCCTGAATCTCCTGTACAGCTAAGTCAGGTGAACACTCCCAGTCGGCCTACCTCACGACGGGTCGGCTGGGAGCCCTTTCTTCTGGGTGATCTATGTCCGAAACGATCGCAAAGCGAAAGTGTAACGGTTGCAAGCGGGTGATTCATCGCCGCGCTGGTGACACATTTCGGCAGTATTGTCGAACTTGCGGCAAGATCCGAGCCGACAACAAGGCAGCGAACGAGGAAGCGAAGAAGAAAGTCTTGTCCAATAAAAGCGATGAGGACAAGCGGAAGTTAATGGTGCAGGCGAGCCAAATCATGCTGAAGGCCGGCGACAAGTACGCCGAGGTCGTCAGTATCTGCGACAGGTTAATGGATCTTCACGGCGGTCTCGATGGGTTCTGCCGAGAGTGGAAGCATCACATTGACGTTGCCGCGCGGGACAATCCTGGTTCTAAGCTGATCTTGGATCAGTACCATGGGATTGTCAGGTTGCATATGAAAGCAGCCGAACATCGCCCAGCCAACACCGACATCGATCAGATGGAACTTGAGGACACCGCCGCCGAACTTGATCGGATGGCGACACAACTCGGTTTGAATGTGTACGGCGGGCTTGATGAACAATCCGCATAAAATCACACCTGTGGAACAGCAGCGGCTGATCCGTCTTGCGGGCCAGCGTGCGCGTCTGCAGAAGGAAGCCCTGAACATCTTCAGGCCGACCCCAAATCAAGTTGACATCTTCAAATCTGAGGCGTCTGAACTTTTGCTTCGAGGTGGCAACCGAAGTGGCAAAAGCGTTTGTGCGGCCATGTTGTTCGCTTCTGCCGCCACCGGGATTCCTGTAAAAGACCCTGACGGCAATCCGATACCGATATTTGAGCCGCACCGCCTAGCTCACCACCATAAGCGTGGGATGACGATGTGGTGTGTCGGGCTTGGCGAGAAGCATATTGGCCAGACCCTCCATCGACTCCTGTTCCAGCGCGATCTCTTCAAGATGATCCGTGACGACGACAGTGGCGAGTGGCGATCATTTGATCCAGTGGCTGACAAGGGCCGAGAATGGGAGACACGCCCATCTCCGCCCGCAATCCCGAAACGATTCATTGAGGCGTGGGGCTGGAAGGATAAGTCGAAGCGATTATTCGAGTCCTGCCGGCTAACCAACGGGACCACAATTTACGCCTACACGTCGATAGCAGACGCGAAGATGGGCGATCCCGTAGACTTCATTTGGATTGACGAGAACATCCGGTTTGGCGCTCACTACGCGGAGTGGCAAGCTCGCATCTCTGACCGCAAGGGGCGGATAGCATGGTCGGTGTGGCCAGGGCATGGATCCTGGGTGGTGCAAGATATTAGCGAGCGGGCTAAGGTCCAGCGTGACGAGAAGCGTGAGAAGCTCGACGTGGAAGAAGTTGTGCTCACGTTTAGCTCGAACAAGTTCATTGACGCGGACGAGAAGCGGAAGCGGCTTGAGGGCTGGAGTGAGGATGACCGCCGGTCACGCGACGAGGGCGAGTTCACTTACGGCAAGAGCCGCATCTACCCAACATTCGCGGAGTCCACCCACGGCACACCGTCTCGATACGAGGCTGAGTGGGACTTGGTTGACAAGGTGATGGACAAGAACAACGGGATGCCACCGTCTGATTGGTGCCGCGGCCTTGTTGTAGACCCTGGCCATTCACACCCCGGCATCCTATTCGTGGCAATCGCACCTCCAGATCTATGCCCAAATGGCCCTGTCTGGGTGGTGTACGACGAGCTCTATCAGCCCCAGACGGACGCTGACGAGCAAGCAAAGGGCGTGAGTCTCAAACCGGCAGCTCCTTACATGTACTTTGTGATGGATGCACACGCCGGTCGAACCACGCCGATGGGTTTCAATATCACGGTTCGTGACCGCTATGAAGAGGCGTTCGCTCAGTACAAGCTGCGGTGCGAGACGACTCAAGGTAGCTTCCGCATGGGCAATGACAATGTCGAGGCTGGTATCGGCGCTGTCCGAGGTGCTTTGCATATCGGAGAGGGTGGCCGCCCGAAGCTGCGAGTGGTGATTGCCAAGTGCCCGTGGTTCATTAAACAGATGACCATGTACCGCAAGCTGATCGACCTGAAGACAAACATGCCGGTTGATGAGCCGGCCAAGCGCCAGATTGACCCACTTGTTGACTGCATCAGATACTGGTGTGCGGGCAATTACCAATACATGTCACCTCCGCGTAACACCGCCAAAGCGAGCGGAGCGTTGGAGTATTTTCGGAATGAGTTTGTAGATGAGGAATCGCAACCTAAGAACGACTCCATTTATTGTGGAGCAGGAGTGATTGAGAAATGAGCGACCAAGTGCAAATCGGAACCACGGTAGTTTACTACGAGTGCGGCGACGTTAGCGGCAAGCCGACCGCGGCAATCATTGTCGATTACAACGAGCATGACCGGCGACTGGAGCTGGCCTTGATCGCCAAGAACACTGAGACGCTGATTCGGCGCCACAATGTTTACCACACGGCGTCTGAGATCCCGAACGAGAAGACGAGAGTCAAGTACGGCACATGGGAGTCGCTTGAAGAGTCTCGCGTCCGCATCGAGGAGAGTGATGCTGTGCGGAAGGCTCGGGTCAGAAAGGCTCAGCAGGATCGTGAGAAGTTTGAGCGGATGGACCATGAGCGATTCCAGGTGATGAAGCTCCACGACACGGGCAAGAAGCCTGGCGAGATTGCTGCCGAGGTTGGTGGCGACTGGACGGCGATGTCGGTCGGGCGGTTCATCAAGTCGAGGACCAAAGAGCGGGTAACCGCCGGAAGTGACCAATAATGACTAGCGTTAGCACTGTACCGTCGCTGGCACCCGAGCCACCGAAGCTGTCAGTCATGATGCCGATCGCCAAGGGGTGGCTCGGTAAGATGGATGAGGCTATCGATGCGCGGCGTGGTTTCGACGATGTGGCGGAACAGTGCCATAGCTTCTTTGCTGGCGACATGGGGTTCATGTGGGACTCTAATTTCCAGAAGAAGTACATGAAGGGTGGTATGGATCCGAAGTTCAAGATCACACTCCAGAAGGGGTATGAGCTGGTCTCGATCTTTGGTCCTAAGATGTACCACCAGAACCCAACTCGGGAGGTTCGGGATGTCGAGCCATTGGAGTTCTCACCGATGGCGTTTGGTGATCCGAACGACCCGCAGGTGCAGCAGATCTTTCAGATGGCTCAGCAGCAGCAGCAGCAGCGCGCCGAGGACGACTCGATCCGTAACAAGCTGTTCGACATCATTTTGAACTACACTCCTGGCGAGATGCCTGGGGGTGGTTTGGCGGCACACTCGAAACAGGGCATTACAGAGGCCCTGGTGACCGGCAGAGGCGTTCTGTGGCCTCGTGACTATCACATGCCGGGAAGCGACCGAACGCTCACAGGCTGCTTCTGGGACTCTCAGGACAACCTGTTCTACGACCCTGATGCCACGAGCGTGGATGATGCTTGGTGGGTAGCCCGCCGCGAGATCAAGCCCTACTGGGAGTTCGAGCGGGAATTCAACCTCCCCAAGGACTCCTTGCGTGGTAAGGCGACCCACGAGAGCCGCAACAGTCGCGGTGACTCAGCTGGCGACGATCTAGCGGCCCATCATCGCCGCGAGGGTAAGACCAACGACTTGATGGTGGTCTACAAGATCTGGAGCAAGATGGGTCTTGGCGGGCGGATGAAAGGGAACATGGAGCATGTCAGCGACGGTTTGCGTAAAGAGCTGGACGAAGTGTGCGGCGATTACTGCTACATCTGTGTCGCTGAAGGTGTCGATTTCCCGCTAAATGCCCCGAGTGAAGCGGTCGTGAAGGAGGATGATGACCAGATCGAGAAGCGCTTCCGTTGGCCGATCCCGTTCTGGCGGGACGACAAGTGGCCATTCGCGCTGCTTGAGTTCAACAAGAACCCGAAGTCACCGTACCCGATCGCCCCGATGGCTCCCGGCCTGGGCGAGTTGACGTACCTAAACATCTTCATTTCCCACCTAGCAGCCCGCACCTGGAGCAGTTCCAGAGACCTGATTGTCGTCTTGGAGCGAGCGGCCGTTGACCTTGAGGGTCCACTGCAGAACGGCAAGGACCAAGCGATTATCAAGGTTGGTGAGGGTAACAAAGACCTGAGAGAGTGTATTCAATGGATTCAGCAGCCCGGCGTGAACAAAGATGCCTTCGAGATGATCGACCGAATCACCCGTTTGTTCGAGCAAAGGACAGGGCTCAACGAGCTCCTTTACGGGATGAACGTCGGCGGGATCCAATCACGCTCGGCCACCGATTCAAAAATAAAAAACGAAAATGCACAAACCCGCGTGGGCGCGATGGCTAAGGCGGTTGAGTCTTGGATGGCAGAGGCCGCGGACATGGAGAAGTTTGTTCTCCGGTTCAAGGTCGAGGGCAAGGATATTCGGGAGCGGGTAGGGCCGGTTGGCGCCCACCTCTGGGATACCAAGGTGCTTGAGGAGCCGCTAGAGGTCGTGTGCCGCGAGATGCGTGCGACGGTCACGGCAGGCTCGATGCGGAAGCCTGATAAGGCCCAGGACGCTCAGAACATCGCCTCGGTGGTATCGACCATCTTCCCCGAGCTGTCGAAGCACGCGGACGTAACCGGCGACACGAACCCAGTGAACAGCTTTATCCAAACCTGGGGTGAAGCGATCGAGCAGGATGTTGACGGGTTGATGATGGGTCAGCGTCAGCAGGCGCCCCCGAGCGAAGAGGCGCAACAGCAGCAGCAGATGATGCTCCAGTTCGAGCAGCAGAAGATGCAGGCGGAAGTACAGAAGGCGGGGCTGGAAGTACAGAAGATACAGGCAGACGTGCAGATTGGCGGCCAGAAGGCTCAGATTGAGGGTCAATTGTCCTCGATCAAGCTACAGACGGCGGCGCAGGAAGCTCAGATTGACATGCAGGTTAAGCAGGCCGACATCGCGCTGCAGACTCAAGAGGCTGAACTTCGCCAGGCCGAGATGCAAGGCAAAATGCTCGAGAGCCAGCTCAAGATCGAGCAGCAGAAAGCCTCCACAGAGCAGGCGACCATCAACGCCGCAAAGGACATAACCAACGCAGAGGGTGAAGTCGAAGGCAAGGAGATCGAGGTCGTGCTGAAGCGGCTCGACGTGGAAGAGAAGAAGATCGACCTCCAGATTAAACGCAAGCAACTCACCCTACTCGACAAGGAACCGAACGATGCTGAACGATCCGACTAAACTGACTCTCGTCAACTTCGACGAGGCAACGGCGGCCACACATTCGGTCGTCGCATTGGCTGCAGGTGAAACCATCATCGTGCATGAGGTTTTCCTTGTCGCAGCGGGTGCTACCGATGTGACATTCAAGTCAGCAACCACCACAAAGATTGGCCCGATCGCTATGAAGTCCGGTGACATCATACAAGTCGGGTTCAACGACAAGTACCCATTCTTGGTCTGCACCAAAGCTGAGGCGTTTCAGATTACCCTGAGCGCTGCCGAGCGAGTGTCAGGCTGGATCCGGTATGTACAGGAGTAGACATGGCGACTAGCTGGAAGACCAAGATCAACGGCAAGACGTACACAGCCAAGATGGTGAACGGTGCGGTGGAATACGATCCGCCGATGCCCGCTGACCAGTTGGCTCGTGAGAAGCAGAACATGGCTGGGATGGCAGAGGCTCGCCGCGCCCCTGGGTGTGTTACTGATTCGACGTTCTTTGCTGGGGTCGGGACGCTGTCGGAGCAGTTCCGCGGTGAGGAGCGGCAGCTTTCACAGATGGTAGCCAATGCTAAAGCTAACGGGTACACGCCGGCTAATGGGGACTTCTACCAAGAGGGTTTGGCGGATTACCCAGGCGACCCGAAGGCGTTTGTGAAGTCTCGTGGCGAAGTGCGTGAACGATGTCTCGAACGAGGAGTTCCCTGTCATGGCAGCGTGAATGTCAGTGAGCATGAAGTTGCAGCCCGGCCAGAGCGAGTGAAAAAGACGAAACTGGCCGACGACATTGTCAATCGCAAGGTGATGGACATCAAGAAGGCCGGCGGCCACGTCAAGAGCGAGTCGGCCATCCGCCAGGAAATCGTTGAGAAACACGGTTCAAAATGAGCATACAGCTTTATACATACAAGGACATTCACGATCACCTCGCGGATGTCTTCGATGTGAATACAACTGCGGCGACCCGTGAGAACAACCTCATTAAGCGGGCCATCGTCTCTGCGTACAGGGAGCTTCCCGCTAAACACAAGTGGAAGTACTTCGAGCGGACATTCACGATGGAGAGTGAAGCCAGCCAGTCAACTGGAACGATCACCTACACGCACTCGACTAGGACAGTGACGCTGTCAGGTGACACTTGGCCGACTAACGCGAGCTTGTACAAGATCTACTTTGCATCGAATGGGGCGACCTATCCGATTGAGAGCTACACAGACAGCACTAACATTGTCCTGACTGAGACTCAAAATCCAGGTGACGATGTGGCGGCTGGGGCTTCCTTCATCCTCTACCGATCCCATTACCCCTTCCCATGCAACTTCCGCAAGATGGATCGAGCGTGGGATGTCACGGGCAACTTCGCGCTCCGCTACTCCCCGCCCGCCGAGGGACTGGGGAACACGGTTTTGTACAGCACGCCGAGTCAGCCAACCATGTTCTCGATCGGGGCAGACGGCAGGTACTACGGTGCGTTGTCGATGGTGTTGTCTCCACCCCCGAGCACGGCTAGGACGTATGAGTTCAGCTACCAGGCATCGCCGCGCCCGCTGACGCTGCTCGAGGAGAACACTGGCACGGTAACGCACACAGCAGCCTCGACGACGGTAGAGGGCACGGGCACTGCATTTGACTCAGTAGACCATGAAGGCGCTGTGATTCGCTTTGGCGACACTACCAATGTCCCAACAGACAGAGAGGGAGATTACCCGTACAAGGTCTGGCGGATTGTCTCAAGCGTGACCGATGCAGACACGTTGGTGATCGACGCCACGCCTGGGATCGCCGGCACGACGGTCAAGTATTCGATGTCAGACCCGATTGACATCACCTCAGACACAATGATGACCTACTTTCTAAGGCTCGCGGAACTTCAGTTCTCGATCATGACAAACCGGAAGGATGTGCGATTGAGAGCGGCTGAGGAGCGAGAGGCTTTGAAGTGGGCGGCAGGTGCGGACGCAAGATACAGAGATACAGTTGAGGCAGGCGGAATAGTTCCGTTCCATCTTCGCGGGTGGTCCACTATTCCTGACGAGATTGTGAACTAGTTCATCGGGTGGCGCGTGCGGGTTAGCGTCCTGGTTGCCCCGCTGGCCCGCACCGCCGTTTTTCGGAAATACAATGGCCAACTCAGTCCTAGAAAGCTGCATGGACCAGATCGTCACGCAAATCAATGCGATGTCGTTGGCTGGGCTTGGTGGCAATGGGCTGTGCCAGAAGCGGATTGCGCCGTGGGACAGGAACAAGATCCACTCGGGGATTACGGTTCATTTACCCGTGCAAGAACATGAGATGCCTGGGACGCACAGTTGCGATGACATTGCGTACCCGATCCAGGTGACGATTGTCCGCGGCACGTCAGGGTCTGAGGAAAGCACCCATATCGATCGGTTGGCGGTGTGGCGGCAGAAGATCAGGCGAGAGTTCATTCACCAGCGACTATCGGGCGTTGACACGGTTTACACCTGCCGCGTGCAGTTTGGCCGCGTTTTACTTCCGTCCCATTACAGAGACAATTACCACGCAACCACGATGTCAATTGTTTGTATGTCCCGTGAGAGCAGAGGGAATTAGAGATGACATGTGGATCAGCGCAAGGCGCCCAGGCAAAGTTCGCAGTCCAGAATGGCTCGACGCTCAACAGCAGCGGGACCGAGATAGATCTTCTCCATGAGAATGTTCGCCAGATCATACGGACGAAGCATACGGACGGGATCCGCGGCACACGATCGCTCCACACGAACCGGCAGCGGACAGTTGCCCAGTTTGTGACCGGGAGCTTTGCGTTCAATCCGGCGCCGACAGACCTCGATGTGATCCTCGAGCTAATCCTTGGGGCCTCAGCGTCTGGTGACACGTTCGCCCTGGCTGAAGACCTGCAGGACTTTGTGATCGGCAAGGATCTGGACGGGGTGCTGTGGCAGTATAAGCCTTGCTATGTGAACCGGGCAATCTTCCAGGCACGAGCTGGTGGGTTACTGGAGTGCATTATCGAGGTGGTGGGTGAGGCAGAGTCAACGCTGGCGTCGTGGCTGCCAACAGCCATGGGTGAGACTATCGCTGAACAACCGTTCACCATGGCGGATTCGATGGGTGCTTTGGTGCTGGATTCCAACGCCATCGAAATGATGTCGTTCCGCGTGACGATCGACAATAACCTGGACATGCGGTTTGTTAATAAGCTGACCCCAACGTCGATCTGCCCGAAGACTCGCAGGACCACGTTGGATGTGGTGACGCCTTACAAGTCAACGAACGAGCGGGCGCTGTACACGGACGGAGTGACGGCAGAGACCGGAACCTTGACGTTCACGAACAGCACAGTGAGTACGTTGTTCACGTTCGCCTCGCTGGTAAAAGACCCAGAGACGCCGACGATCCCCGGTAAGAAAGAGATTACGCAGCACACTCGATATGTTGCATACGAGACTGATGCTGCGAAAGAGCTTGTGGTAACTAGTGACGCTACTGTGTAGGAGATGCAATGGCAACTGCATTCATTTATGACGGATACACGCAAGATGGTTTGGTTGCAGGGTGCGACCTTCACGAAGAGGTTGGGTTTTCATTCCGCCCGATCTACGGCAGTGAGAGAGCGGCTGTTTACGATTTGTGCAGCAAGACGACAGGGTTGGTTGGCAAGAATGAGGCCGTGAACCAAGCCCTTTGCGATTCCCTTATCAACTGGAGCCTTGACGGCGAACCTACGCTTGAGTCGATCGAGCGGCTACACCCAACGGTGAAGCGGAATATGTTCCAACAGGTAATGCTCAACAAGGCAGCGGATGAGGAATCGGCAAAAAACTAAGCGGCGGGGTGCAGTTGGTGATCCTCTACCCCGCATTCGCTAAACGCGATTGCCAAGAGTGTTTGAAGTGGCAAGTCAATGAGAATACAGGTGAGTTTACCACTAACCGGAGTGGTGAAAGGTTCAGGCGGCATACGTCGGCGTTATGTCAGATGTCGATCGGGTGTCCGAAGGGGACGCCCGAAGCGCCCATGTCGCTGACGAAGCAGAATAGGCTGGCGTACCAGCACTACAGGGAATGCAAGGCGGTTGGCAGCTTCCCTGATGATGCAGTGGTGCGGCGGAATGCGTTGATTGTCTCAGAGGCAGTTAAGCGAACAGAGGCACAGAATGTCTGACTTTTACGACGAAGAAGACGACGAAGGCCAGGACGACTGGGTGGACGACAGCCAGTTCTTCATGGACGAGTCCCCGCCTGAGATCGATGACGTTGAGTTCAACGATCCGGTGGAGGTTCCGTTTGTGGATGCGGGTATGCCTGAGTTGGAAGCGGCAGAGGTGAATGAAGTCGAATTTGAGTTACCGCCCGAAGAATCAAGTGAGTCGTTGCAGCCGTCCCCGGAGCCGGATTTCGCCTCTTCGGTTTCCGGGGGCGCACCTTTTACGCCTGCGCCTGAGTTATTTGACGAGCGGGCCATGGACCCGGCGGGCGACATGCCACCAAGTGTGGAGTTGGCCTCAAACCCAGAAAAGTTCCCGCTGGAGCATAATGCTACACCAGTGGGAGGTAACTCGTCCGAGGAGATTCCACAATCATCAACAACCGCCCTTGATACCGCCGCCGCCGAGGTGTCCTCAACTATGTCTGAGGTCGAGAATGCGGTTGTCAGTGTGTTGGAATCCATGAGCGGTCAATTCGAGGAGATAGCTGTTAACATACGCCGCCTCGAAGAGGGGAAGTTTGTGCGATGACCATCTTCAAATATCGCGGCGTTTCACATCCTGTCAACGAAGTGAACCTCGTCCGCATGCATAAGCGGAAGACGCACACTAAGCGCGGGCACCAGAAGCGTGATATCCACACGCTGACGATCGTCGGTGAGCTGAAGACCACGACAGACGACAGTTTCGACACCCTCCTGGCGGCTCTAGAGGATCAGTATGAGGAGGATGGCGGGTTTGGGGAGTCTGCAGGTTTGTACTGGGACGATGGTGAGCCAACTCCGCATGTCATCACAGTGAACAACCAGTGCGTGAACGGGATTGAGGTGCTGGATTTCAGCTACACAGGCAGGGACGGGGCAGAGCTTGCGACTCAGAGGACATTCCAGATCACGCTCAAGGCTGAGTTCTTCGCTTTATCCGGCACAAGTTACGGTTCTGGATTAATGGAGTGGTACGAGGAGATTAAAGTGAAGGGCAATGGCGGCCCTATCATTCGGTGGACGACCACGGAAACTGGCGCCCAGGCGATGCAGATAACCCAAGAGACTTCTGGGTCGATGGCAATCCAAACCGGCTATGCCGTGATGGCTAGGGGGCCATATATCCTTCCCCCGCCGCCCCGCTGGCCATTATTTAACCTGAATAACGAAGAAGAGATTGGCCACGGAAGCGCCCAAAGGCAGGAAATCGCAGTCGTGGACTACCGAACAACGTGGCGATACAAGTTCAAGGCACCCGTTGCTCTTTCACGTCTAGAATATCCACAAACAAGGTGAGTTATGGCTACTAGAACTTGGATTGGCCGAGCGACTAAGGTTGCCCAAGAGGACACGATTACCCTTGCCGGGACGTGGGCTGCGGGAAATCAAATTGACATCGACATCGACACGGGCGGGGTGCTGACCCTGATTATTGGCTCGGCAGCGCTGAATGACATCGGCTCAGACATTGTCTACATGCTGACAGGTGTTGGGTCGTTGGCCTCTGGATCGACCGTGAATGGCACCGGAAACACGCTGGGCGACTTCCGCCAGTTGCAGTCGGTAACGTACAGCACTACCACCAACAAGGTGACACTTACTGGCAAGGCTGACGGTCGCCCGTTTGCCCTGGCGTTGGTGGAGAACTCGGCTTCCGGTACGGCAGCGACAGCGACAGCGACTACGGCGAGTGGCCCGCACGATTGGACTGTGGCCCGCAACTGGTCAGGCGACACTGTTCCGACAACCGGCGACAGCATTATCTTCGACCACCAGAGCCTTGAGGACTTGAAGTACAACCTAGTGGACGGCACCTCGGCCATCGTCAAGATCGACTATTCGTCCGACTGCAGCGTCAATATCGGGCTTGCGCCAATCAACAACGACGACCCTTCAATGCCGTACTACGAAGGACAGGGCCGGTTTCTGGATGTTGCAGAAGGCGCCACCACATGCACGGTTAACATCGGCGTGGAGGGATCTGAGAGCGCCTCTATGGGATGGATGAAGATCGACACTGGCAATGCCCAGGCTGTTGGGACTGTGCGAAAGACAGCGACTCGTGCCAGCGAGGCGCCGGTTGAGGTTATCGACGGGGCTGGGTCTGGGACAACTTGGACTATCCTGCGGGGTGACGTTGACTTTGCTGTGGGAGATGCCGAGGTGGCCACAATCACTACCCTTGAAGTGGGGTTTGTTAGTTCTCAGTTGACAGACGCTAAGGTGAATATCGGCAACGGCAGTACGATCACGAACCTCAATCAGTCAGGCGGGGCGGTATCGACTCGATCCACGCCCACTACGATCAAGCTGTATGGCGGGACCATGCACTACCAGGACGACGGTGGTGGCGGCACGTTCTCAGTAGTCCAAGATGCAACTTTGCACTACGAGAGCAGCGGTACACTAACGGCGGGCCACATCTTCTCAGGCGGGATCATCGACTTTACTCGAGACCGCCGATCCCGAACGGTAACCGCCATCGATTTATACACCGGCGCCGGATACAAAGACCCATATGACACTGTGACGTTGACAGCCGGAATTGACCTGAACGGGCTAGTTATCGATGACCTATCCGTCCTTGAGCATCCGCGAAACAAGAAGATATCGTTCGCAGCAGTCTCGTAAGAGGTTTCAATGGCGACTAAAGGCTATGCGACGTTCGGGAACTACCGGACTATCGGTGGTTACTTCTCAGTGTCTCAGGGTGCGTACCCAGGCCAGGGGGTTTTAGTCACCCCTGCAAATTCCACAGTCGCCCAAGAGGCTACACTCACCCTGATCTTCGGGGCGGTGCGGATCAACTTCCCAGGCTCGCGAGTGACTGAGAGTAATTACTTCTACCGCGACGGGCTGCGGTTGATGCGGCATCACATTCAGGATGGCCGCTGGAAGCTCGCTCAGGCTACTGTGAGCGGCAAATACAACCAGAAGGGTCCGAGCGGTAAGATTCCGGCAGCACGCAAGAGGCCGATTGAGGAGCTGTTTGGTGAGATCAGCTTCCAGACAGGCGTCCCTATTGATGTTTCTGGGGTGTCCGACTTCGAGGATTTCATCCCGGTGGACTGGGATCAGACGAATGCTGCGGCGGCGATTGAGTCGCTTTGCGCGTCCACGGGTGTCAGTTTCAATGTGACTGCTTCAGGTGGTTACCGGATTGACAAGGCGGGGGTGGGTGCGAACTTGCCAGTGGCGCCGAGCATGACGAACGCTGGTCGAACGATGGCGAATGATGCGCCGAAGAACATTCGTATCGTTGGGGCGCCGACTCAGATCCAGACGATGTTCACAATGCGTGCAGTGGGGCTCGACAAGGTGGGGTCTGACGATGATGAAGATGCGTGGATGGGGATTGATGCCCTCTCCTACGCCCCATCTAGTCCAGATTACTGGTCAAAGGAGTCGCCAGAGTCGTTCGCTGGGATCGAGCAACCGGGCCGGAACCTTGCCTTAAAAACAGTCTTTCGGTGCTATCAAATCAAAGACTGGCATCCTCGCCCATTTTCTGGGTTTGACCCGGATGATATCACTAACATCAAGCAGGTGTTGCCAATCCAAGATCGCCTCCTGGTAGACGGAACTGACTTCCTGCTCCAGCTCGACAGGCAGTCCCCTAAAGCAACGATTCACGGAGTCTTCTCCAGCGGTAATTTGTTAATGGAAAACACGTCCATGGACAAGGAGATATTCTCCGGGTTCAGTATCAATGAAGACCTTGGCATCATCACGTTTGACCGCCCCGTGTACAAGCTCGAGGACGACAGGGTTGTAGAGGCGGAGTTGTTCCTGCAATGCACCTACACCCCGATCCATTACAACCGTGAAGCTGACCGGATTAAGGTTGAGAGGCAGGTGAATCCAGCAGGCTTGGGGACTGAGGTTGTGCAAAGGAAGGACATCCAGAGCATTATAGTTCAACCATTTCAGTATAACGCGGGCGGGACTGGTCGGCCTGAGAGCTGGACGCCAATGGGGCTGCAAGATAATTTTACCGAGATGGAGGCAAAGGCAGAGCGATCGATCGACATTCTCGCTGAGCAACACCGTATCGCTAAGGACGTAGAGTACCCTGGGTTTCTCGCCATTACCCCAGCCGGCAAGATTCAGCGTGTTCGCTGGGACTGGGGGCATGGCGAGGTAGCAACCACTCGCGCGAGCTCGGGCTACGACTTTGACTTCTACTCCCCCAGGGCTAAGGATCGCGAGCAGACAATGTTGAATGCCAGCCTGAAGGAGATGTTGTAATGCCAGACCCCCGTGAACCATTTTTTCAGGAGAGGTGGGTTGCCTGTAAGTTTGTGGACGCTTCAAGTTCACAAGCGGGGAATGTCCAGATCCAGCCTTTTGGCGCGATGCAGTACACCGGCGTGGAGGTGACCGATGATGGCACTGCGGTGATTGAGGTTAGCAAGGTGATCGATGCCCAAACTGAGAAGATATGCTTAAACTCTGGTAGGATTCTCAAGCCTGGCGAGTACGGGATCTGCACGATGACTGGGCCGATGGTCGCAAAGTACAAGAGCGGCTCATCCTCCAGCCAGGCGGTTGCAGCGGGTGACTATCTTGGCACCGAAGTTGGAAGCGAGGAGCTTGTAAAACGGGGTGGTGGGGCATTCTTGGTGATTGGGGTCTTAGATGCAGATCGCGAGCTAGCGTTAATAACAGTCCCAGCTGGAATCGTCCTGTACCAGTTCCGGCTCACAACAGCCATGATTTCTGGCCAGTTCAGTTCAGTCTGGAATGCAGACGCTGAAGTCTGGGTGGCTGGCGGTACTGGCACCACTGTAGATGCGACCGTCCATGACTACACTGGGATTTTCTCTACCCTCCAGGCTGCGGCAGTCGGGTACTGCATATTGCAGCTCGGCTCGTACATTGTAATTCAGGCGAATTGCCTGTTTAGTGAGTTCACCGATCCACCGCCAGCCATATAGCGGAGGCCCTAATGGCTTGGTATCCATGCTGCTGTGTCGAACCGCCGTGTATCCTCTGTGACGAGGCACCGCTGCATAGTACGTCTCAGGACAGCTACACGGTGACCTTCTTCCCTGGCGCATCTGAGAGCGA